CTCTCGAAGCCTTCGACAGCGATGGGATAAGCGGGATAGGCGTTACCGCGCCAGATGACGTTGTTGTAAAAACCGTTGGTGCCGGAGTGGAATCGCACAACATCGCCGCCGTACGGCCGGAGATCGACTTCAAAGAGATCTATAAGCGCGCCGACTCCGGCATCGACACTTTCGATAATTAGTTCTGGTGGTATGTCGCGCACGAAAATCTCCCATAAAAAAACCACCCGGAGGTGGCTACTGTTTGTATATCAGGATGTCGCTGATTTACATCGTTGGGTATGTTGAGTACTCAGCCCGTCCGTGCTTGGGGTATGGATGCCAATATCAGAGGAATGGCTGATCCTCAGGGTGAGTAAGCGATGTCGATAACAATGAATCAACAAGTTAAATCATGTGGCCCATGTTCAGCTTGCTGTATATATCTACGAATTGATTATGAGGGGCTTCGTAAGATGCCTGACGTCCCGTGTCAACATATTAAGGAGGGTGGCGGCTGCAATATATACTCTCAAAGACCAAAAGGATGTAAAGACTGGAATTGTGGTTGGCTTAAACTTCCCAATCTTGAAGATAAATGGCGACCAGATATGAGTGGTTTTCTCATTCGCTTAGATGATAAACGGCTTATATTTCAGGCAACAAGTAATATTAGACATTCGCGATTCTGGTCCCACGAATTTTTGACCATAGCATTTGAGCTTATGTCACAAGGCTATGATCTTGGGTTGTCGATCCCAACAAAAAAGGGATTTACAAATTATCTGAGTCATCTGACACCAGTCCTCGCTAAACCAGCCCAACAAGGAAACTACTATGAAGCTGAAAAAGCGATGCGTACGGTGATTTTTCATGCGAAACACTCTCAGACCGATAAAGAGGTACCCATGGAATAGTTATTTTCTTAAAGTCATCTGACCTGCTCCATTCAATCGTTTTTAAATCAAGGGTCGGTGTGTCCACGGAGGATATATTTTCCATGATTCTTTGATCACTCTTTGATTCCCAGCCTTTCATCATCGTGGTACCTGTTCAAAAGTGGCTGTCAGTTCATAGAGCGGCCCGGTTTTTGTCATATTCCAGGAGCGACAGACGAACAGCGCCTGTATCCCTGTATCCGATGGTGTCCAGTAGAAAGGCTCCACCGCCATGCGTGCTTTAAGAAATGCCTCGGCAGCTCGGGCCACGTTTGGTTTTGAGCATTTAGCATCATTGACGCCGATGAAGGTGAGCGCGTATTTATCCATAAGCGGATTGATCCCCCTCACCTGCCTTTGCTCATATCCGTCGCCAAGCTTTACTACAGACACATTAGGCGTGCGCTCTACCGAATAACCTTTTTGGGGTTTCCAAATAAATGTCTCTGGCATTAGCGTTTAGTCCTCGGCTGGATCATTCCGTTAGGTCGATTTGCCTGGTCATTAATCTGGAACAAAGCGACCCGCTTCATCATCCCTTCCATCTGCTTTATGGTTGCCTGGTCAATGCCTCCAGTGGTATTTATTTCGAAAGTGATGTGCTGAACTACTCCACCTACGCCACTGCCGCCGCCCTGCATATCCCTGTTGCTAATAACCCGACCATTATCACCCGGTATCATGTACTGGCTGCCGTTGCTGGCCTTGAATATTTCAGGCTTCCCACCTTCCCCAACGCGGTACATTGAATTGGCTGATACAGGGCCGCCGTGTTCGCGAGCACCAGCGACCGCCATGCCCTTGGCCATCAACAGCGAACCCGCATAAGCAGACTGCCCAACCGCTGCGGCTGTGCCGTATGTGGCTATAGAGGCGCTCATCGCAGCAGGTGCCCACGCTGAAGCGGCAGCTGTCGCCTGAGCCATGGTTGCAGAAAGAGATGCTGCCGCGGCGGCCTGACCCATTAACTGAGCCTTAACCCACTGCATACCCATCTCAACGAGACTACCGATCACGCTGTTAAGAATGGTCGATCCAACATTAGCCATGGCCTCCTGAAGGCTCTGCGTTCCATCAATAAGACCAGTCAGGGCATTTGTTGCGCCACCCTGAAGCCCTTCCAGCGACGCGGCCAGCAGTTCGTTTCCCTCGCTCTGGTTGCGATAAATTTCCCACTGAGCCGCAATCCTCTGTTGCTCGAACTGGGTGTTTGCCGCATTACGTAGAGCAATAGCCTGCTGCTCTGTGATGGTTTTATCAGCTTCAAACTGCTGGATGAGTGCCAGCTTCTTTGCATTCTCGTTGGCAAGCTGCGTAACCGGATCAACTGAACCAGCCGCTTCCATTTGTGGCGTCACCGCCTGATCGGCCTTGATTTTTGCGATATTAACCTGATGCTGCTGTTCCAGTTGTTCGATGGTGTCGTTGTACTGCTCCTGGCTTATTTTCTTCGCCGATAACGCAGTTTCCAGATCACGGACATCTTCCTGATACTTTGCATTCTCCCGAGATTCGGGCAATAGTTTCTCTGCCGCAGCCTGGGCCTTAATGGCGTTCGCTATATTCCACTTCTTCGCAGCATAGTCTCCAGCCTGCTTGATCATATCGGGACTAGCGCTTTTGCTAAGCGAGTTTTGTGCATTGAGGATTGCCTGAGCGCGGCTCAGTTGATCCGTGGAGTCAGCAGTTAATTCGGATGCCTCTTTCAGTTTCTGAAGCTTCTGAGCGTCGGACTCTGCGGCTGAGGCAGAACGCTTGTCCTGCTGCTCTGCCTGCTTCTGCTCTTTCCTTCGCTTAGCAATTGCCTGCTCTGCGTCGAACTCAACGCCAGCACGCTCACGCGCAAGGTTGATGTCTGCATCAGTGCCGCCAAGATTTCTGATCTCTTGTTCGGCCTTTAATTGAGTGCGCTTCTTGTCGTTGAACTCGCTTTGTAGCTCAATTTGTTCAAGTTGCTTGTCGAGGTATTCCTGGATATTTTTCGGTCGCTCGACTTTAAGGCTGGAGGAGTTGAAGTTTTGCTTAGCTTTCGCAGCGAAGTTAGTCATCTCACCAAGCTGCTTCATCATCCCGGCAGCAATACCAGTTTCCTGGCCGTCGCGGCGCAAAAGGTCGATACCTTGCCGCATTGTTCCATTTAAAGTGGCCCGACCAATATTTATGGCACTTAGGGTCTGACTGAGTCTGGTTTGCGCCTTTTCCAGATCACCTGATGCAATCGCTAGCCGATCTTGCTCAATACCTAACGCAGTTACTGCCTGACGTCCGCGGGTTGTATTTGTTCCCCAGTTAGCAATCTCTTTTCTCTGCCTTGCCACAGCAGCCGTTGCCGAATCGAATTTCTTTTGAGCCTCATCAACTGCGCCATTCAATTCCGGTATACTTTGATTTAGCTTAGCAATCGAGGCTGCAAGTTGTGCTTGTGACATAGTTTGAAATTTAGCGCCAAGTTCATTGACGCTGTCGGCCAGCCTGTTGGCATCATCCCTAGCCTCTTTTGCTTTCTGCGAGAAATAGAAGACTGCAGCTGCTGCGATTGTCGCAAACCCTACAGGGCCGCCAATAAGCCCAAGAGCCCTTGCCCCAAGGCTTCTAATCGATATAGCAGATCGGTTCGCTGCTGCTGTAGCTGCGTCCTGTGCAATTGCGTTGGCTGCCAGGGCTCGATTGTAGTTATCCGTTAATGTTGCTGCTTCGACACGAGCCGCTGAAAGGCGCGTTTCCGCTGCCGCAAGGTTGGCGGCATCAAAGGCGGTTGCCTTCATCATCTGCGCAAGACGGACTTCATCAAGGGCGCGCTCTTTAGCAATTGCCGAAGCCCGTAAATCCGCATTTGCTTTGTTCGCTGCGGCCTGAGCAGCCTGTGTTTCAGCGATAGCCTCATCCCTGCTGGCAATTGCTTTTTTAACTTTCTCTGCTGTAGCCAGCGCCAGCGCGCCAGCATACCGACCACCCATGAGAACAGCGGCCGCTGCAAGGACTGCGCTCAATCCCTCAATATTTTCACTAACTGACACTACCGAACTGTTGAAGGCGCTAACGAAAGATTTTACCGTTGAGTTTTCGCCGAAGAACTTGGTGATGTTATTACCGGCAGTCTGCATTGCCTGGCTGATTGTGGTGACCGTATTCGCAAACTCTTTCCCTATCGCGTCTCCCTGCGAAAGCAGCCCATTAACAACTACATCAGTCGTCAGCTTTCCTTCAGCAGCCATAGCGCGAAGCTGACCGATACCTACACCGAGAGAATCAGCCAGAGCCACCATCAGCCGACTACCCTGCTCAGATACAGAGTTAAATTCCTCGCCACGCAGAACACCGGAAGCGATGCCCTGTGATAGCTGAATAATCGCGTTTTCTGCTTCCTGCGCCGTAGCGCCTGACACCACAAAACCTTGGTTAATGATGGTCGTCAGCTTAGCCAGATCTGCGGCGGAGGTGTTGTATTCGCGCGTACCTCGCTCAAGCCGGGCATACAAAGTGGCAGTGGCATCGAGGCTGCTTCTGGTTTGCTGTGTAATCTCGAAAACTCGCGTTGTCACATCAACCAGTTCTTCCTGTGGGCGTACCGCATTTGCAAGTTTGTTATTGAGGGTTGTCCATGCGTCGGCATAACTTGCCACCTGCTGCACAGACAATGCAGCCAAAAGACCGCGAGCTACTCCACTTAGGCTGGACATGGCGCGATCCATATTCGCCACAGATCGCTCGGTGCGGTTTACGCTCTCCTCAAGGCGGCCCATTCCGTTATTCAGACCATTGAGAGCCGCATCAATATCACGACGCCCCTGAATTAGGCGGGCTGTGTCGATATCAACTTCGTATACGATGCTTCCAGCATGAACAGTGCCAGCCATTATTTATCTCCTGACATAAAAAAACCCTCCGAGGAGGGTTGTTCTTATTGAATAATTATTTCCACTTACACGCCTCGGAAAGGCTTTCGGCAACCTTGTCTATGCCGGTCAAATCAAATTCGACAACTTGCATGGTCGAGCCGTAAGGCTCAAATCCAAATATTGCCTTCTTATGTTTGGAAAGCTCTTTGATAAAAGATACTGCCTGTGGGGAAAACGCTGCGTCGCCCCCCTCCCCACCACCCCATAATTTTTTGGTAGGCTTCCCGCCATCGAGTCTCATTGTGATATATGGATCATCTGAACCCATGAAGTCGTGGAAAGATAAGTACGCATCTGTTTTGTTGCTGGCACATCGCAGAACTAGGGTTGTTTCACGTGTTAATCCATCTTTGTTGTATGTATCGGACGACGTATTTAAAGCAACAAAATCTGTTTCATCTGTCATCTTATTGGTTTTAGATTTCGTTACCCACGCACCAGTACTTTCTGTTCCAGCATTAGCTGCTGTACTCAATAACCCCAAAAAAGCTATCGCCAAAACCTTTTTCATATCCCTATTCCCATTGCTAAAAGTGTGAAACATCCTACCCAGGAATAGCACAGGCGCAACGGTAAACGCTGAAATTTTGATCTCAATCGTCAGGTGACGAAAACCCTGCCTTGATGCTTCGGTCTATTCCTGTGCCCGCCGCGCCGCCTGCTTCGCCAGGAAGTCGTCAGCCACGCTGTCGTACTCCTCGCGGGTGAAGCCTTTCTGGTCAGGATACTTAGCCGCCAGAAGCTGTGTAAACTCGGTCATGGTGAGTTTCTCAGCATCTTCCCGGCTCATGCTGAAGTGATTTCTCGCTGCGCTGATGTATTCGAAGGCGTTGAACTCCGATGTTGATTCGTTACTCTCATGCCGCTGAAGCCTACGCACCCTGGCCTTACCGATGATGCCGTGCGTGATCAGCGATTGCGCGATTGCCAACATGTCGAACTCATCCATTGCGCCGCGCCGCATTTTGAATGCCTTACCTGATGCTTTGGCCGGGCGAATCTCCCCGATTAAGGACGTCACGTCCCGGTCACAGCACGCCGCCAGCACCGTCATGGCTGCCATCATCGCCTTGCGCCCGTAGCTTGTCGATTTGATGTGCTGGATAAGCCAGACAGGGATAAGCCCGTACGCCTCCAGCGCCGACTGCAACACACCAGACACTTCATCGTGGTGCAGGTCATAGAACGCCTGAACAATCTCCCTGGGCTCGCCGATGCGGGTCATGTTGATAAACGACGGGCGGAAGAAGTATTCATCGTCTCCGGCGGTGATAAGGCATTCACCAATCTCTTTCAGTGGGGTCATGGGTAATTCCGTTTAGCGATTATTATCAAGGGCAGCCTCAGCCACCCTTTGTAATAACCGTCAGGTGATCGTAACGGTGTGTGTTGCCACTTTATTACCGTCTTCAGTTGCCACGATGATTTGCGCGGTACCGGTTGCAACACGGTTTACTGTCACTGTGTTTCCCGATACGGTTGCAGTGGCTTTAGTCGCGTCCGTGGTTGCTACGGTAAAGTCTTTGTTGCTGGCATCTGCTGGCAGAACGTTAACCGTGAAAGTGCTTGTGCCGCCCGCTGCGCCAGTGCTGGTAGTCGGCGTCACGGTCAGGCCTGTTACCGCCACACTGTCGGTTTCGATAACCTGGATGGTAGAGGCGTCGCCGACTTTGAATTCAGTGGAAAAAGTGACTATGTCATTTGTTCCACCATCAGAGCTCAGCGCAGTAACGACCATGTAGCCAAAGAAAGTTACCGGACCGTACTCCATTCGAACCCAAATTCCTGGCTGACGACGGGCTTTCAGTTCGGCAGCAAAATAACTGATGAATTTACCAATGCCGTACTGGTCCAGCTTGTCACGCTTACGCACTTCACCCTCGAAAGAAATGGTGAAATCCGAGTTAGTGATGATGCTTTCAACGTAGCCGCCACCATCATCGGCATCGCTGGTAACGGTGTTGGGGGAGAAATCCCAGCCTTTCGAAGTACCGGCAGCGAGAGCCATCCAGTCCGACTCTAACGGCAGCGCATCAGGGCAGCCATCGGCCACTTCGAGCACTACAGCGCCGCCAAACAAACGCTCATTGCTATTAGGGCGATTAGCCATAGCAAAACTCCTTTGATAAAAAAGAAACCCGCCGGAGCGGGTTATTTGGGGGATATGGCTAATCGCCAAAATTACATGAAAACTGAAGTCGGAAGACTAATCTCCCCTCTTCGGTTAAAACCGGCGGCGGAACTCCGCCCATGTTCTGTATAAAGCCAACGCAATCATCTGCAATTGGATTAGCCTGAACGTAATCGACAATTCGCTGAACCGCATTCGTTGCGGCCCCGCGTTTGTCCTTTGCGCCTATCACATCAACCATCACATAATGCTCAGCGCCAAGGTCATTGCGGATCGGTGTTCCTCCACCAGGACGAAAAACCATGGCGGCTTTCGTCAGGTCCTGCGGGTCTTCGTACATCAGCAACTGGATATCGAAGCCGCTTGTTAGGCCGGCATCTACAAAGAGATTTTTCACCCGCTCGAACATCATCGGTGTCATAGCGAAAGTTCCCGGGCTACTGCTGCGTCAATTTCGTTTTGCTTTTCTTCAAAGCCTTTGGTGAGGAATTCTTTTTTCGCCCTTGCAAGTCTGAAGGTTTGCGGTATCGACGGATCATGAACATAGGCAGCGTAATTTGCTGAGTATCCAACCCGACCAGTCAGTCGGGTGCCATTTACAACTAACTCACGGAACTGACTGTTAATCAGAAATGAAGTATCGACTGGCGTATAGGCTGCCGCCTGCAATGCCCCGATATTAAGCGCGGAGTAAATGGCCCTGGCGACTTTGCGATGCTGAATGTTGTCTATGACACGATTAATGTTTCGCGATACCTGACGCACACCTTTAACCTTTACTCCCACGCTACACCCCCGTCAGTAATGCCCAATCATCCGCCAGGCGCTCAAACGTATCTGCATAGCGGATAACCTGACGAATCTCGTCAGCTCCAGCCGCCACCGGGTCTGGATTAGCAGACGCCCCTATAAGGAGGTAATCTCCAGACCCGGCACCTGCAAATTCAGTCCACACAGTATTTTTCACGACTATTTCAGCGCCCAGGCTACCGATACGCTTCGACAGACCGCCTTCGTAATCGCAGAGGATGATTTCCGGAGCAGCGTAACCAAGCGGGTCTCCATACTCATCTTTGCCTGGTAATTTCCGCCAGATGGTGGCTTTGGCTGTGTAAGACCAGTTAGCAACTGAACTCAAGACTATGCCCTCCACTCAACTACGACAGCACCGGTAGCGCGAACCGACGGGCAATTGATGATCCACCCGCCGATTGAGTTAACGTATCCGGTGGTTTCCCTGCCGGTATCAGTCTTGACCCATACCCTTGTGAACATGCCGGGCTTCCGCTCAGATGAGCTAACCCACTCCATCAGTAGCTGCCCACAACATCGAAGAACCCGACACTATTACCAGCACTGATCGGCAGTTCACCAGTGCAGCCGCTGGTATCGAGTTTTACCAGTGAGTCGCGCAGCCAGGTGATACCGTCATCGCCGTACTCAAACGAGCGGGACGCACCAGACGGCGCGGCCTGCGATTTTAGGCGGCGAGCACCGGACGACGTCGCCATAAGCGCGGCGGCGTACATCAGGATCAGCTTCGCTGTGCATTCGTCATGCCCTGCGCCATCGAGGCAAGGAATGATTTTGTTCACCACGCAGAGAATAGGATCCAGTAGCGCGCCGGGGATGGCGTAACCCAATTCACCGAGGAACGCCTGCACGTCTGCCGCTGTGATTGGGTCAGCCATGGTTATTTCGCCTTCTTCGATTTTGTGGCAGATTCATCCTGCTGCTCTGCAGCATCGTCACCCGGCGTAGCCACTTTCAGCGTCTGATCGTCATCATTAATGATTTCAACCAGACCAGCGGCGGCCCAACGCTTGGCGACATCACCGCTTACCGAAACCTGCGCGCCAACCTCCAGCTTCTGGAGATTGGCACCGGAAAGCAGGTTGTCTCGAACAACTTTTACCAGTGCCATAAATACCCCTTAGCTGTGTGCGTAGATAACGGATTTACGATTGTTAATGTCGGTCTTAACCATCAGGCCCATCGCGCCCCAGGTGCGCCATACGTAGTCGCTGTTGTAGAACTGGCGAGGGTCTGCAACGGTACCGACTGCCTGACCAACAATCGGAGCGATAACCCCGGCTGTCAGCGGAACAATCAGGATTTGATTACCTGTCAGTTGCGCATCTTCTTTGATGGCAACGATGCCGGATAGCTTCAGCAGCTCCTGCAGGATGGTGTCAGACTGATAGTTATCGCTGAAGTAACGCTCCAGGTTAGTGATGATCTGACCGGAGACGTACCAGGTCTGCTGCGCATACTGTAGGTTGGTGAGTTTCATCACGTCACGCAGTGCAATGGTTGCGTTGCGAATTTGCTCAGCCGTAGCGCTACCGCTTGTGAAGTCGATATTCAGACCGGAAGCGCTGAGGTCAACAACCTGTACGCGCTCATCCGCTTTCACGCCTTTCCAGGTCTTGCCATCAAAAGCGATATAGTTTCCAGCGGAGTCACGGAAACCGTTGAAGACGTAATCCACGTACTGGCGACGTACATCGTCAACAGATCCGCGCTGAGCGTCAGCCAGAGAAGCCAGAGCGGAACCTTTGTTGAAAATCGGGTCACGCCACTGGAATTTGAACCCAGAATCGTGGAGCGGAACCATCGTACCGTCGAAGGTATACGCTCGTGCATCCAGAGCCGCACCAATCTGGCCAGACATGGAGGTGTGAGCCCAGCCCCGACCGCCAGTACGAGCGTATTCGTACACCGACTCTTCAAGGCGAACTGAACGGGAAAGCGGGATCAGGTCGTTAAGCAGGGTGAATTCAGTGGTGGGCTCAAACTCAGCCAGCACAGTCTGGTCGTAAGCGCGATACAGCCGGCGGATATCGTCAACAGCGTTCGTCGCGTCCAGCGCCGGTGTGTTCGCCGCATCACCGCGCCAGCGGGTGCGGGATACGAAATCAGCTACTGCCTGGGCACTCATGTTGCGCGCCAGTTGTAGTTCGTTAAACTGCGCCTGGTTGGCTTCAAGGTTGCCCGTCTCAGTCGCGCGTCGGGTCGAAAATACAAACATTCAGTCTCTCCTTACTTAAACACGACGCGAACCAGATCGCCTGCTGCGGCGGTCAGGGACTTGTCTTCTTCAACATAGGCAAAGATGGTTTCACCTGCTGCCAGTGCTTTGATGCGGCCATTAGCCACAGAAACCGGCTGACCCTTGGTGTAGGTACCAGCGGCAGCGCGAACGTTGAGGAAAACGCCCGGTGTTGGCTGGATGTTTACTACCCAGTCACCGATTGCGTAGGTATCATCAACTGTTTTGCAACGCAAATAGTCGTAGTTAGCGACGTAGAGGATCGCGTCTTCAGTGCCATCAACGGACGGTGTCGGTTTAGCCGCGCTGAAAAAGATGACGGTACCCGGCAGAAACGCTGCGGCCGCAGAACCTTCACGATTAAGTTGCGGGTTGGGGAAAACCCCGCCCGCGTGAATTACGTGTTTCCCGTCTTTAGCCATTTTTTACTCCGGCATTTCGCTGAAAGATTCGTTGTTGTTAGCCTGGCGGAATGCACCATTCAGGCCGGTAGAGGTCTGGCACTGCGCATACAGGCCATCGAGTGCTGCACCATCAAGAGCATTGACTGCCAGATCGTCGAGCTGGAACTTGGCTTTAACCGCAGCGCGCTTCTCGCCCTTCTCTTTATCAGAGTTGGCAGTAAGGCCAGATTTAACAGCGGCGAGATCGTCAGCAAAGGGTTTAAACCATGCCGGTGCTTCTTCGCTGTTGCTGGCCTGCTCTTTTTTCTTAGGTTTGCCAGTTGCTGGGTCGATTTCTTCCCCGCCGTCTTTCTTGGCTACCGCCTTCTCTGCAGCTAACTGGTTGTAAGCGTCCATCAGCTCGGCGTCGGACTTGCCTTCAGTCGGCTTACCAGCGGCTTGCAGCGCATTGATAATCAGTTCTTTCATCGGATCGTTCTCTCCGTTGGTTTTAATCTCGTACTCAGGTTGTTTGCGCACGACTTCTACAGGTTCGCCGACGAATTGGGCCTTGCCGTCATCGTCGATGATGTACTTCTGTTTGAAATAACGGGAATCATCTCGGTACACGAAGGTGTCAGGCCATACCGACTCCGGCCACAGCCAGTTGTCATCAGAACGACCTTCCCGCAGTTTTTCACTGATTGCGCGCTGGATATCGTCGAAGGAAAAGTTGGAGGCGTTGGTAAAGAAGAACCTGGTCTTATTGAGCAGGCCGTCGCGGGTGCAGTCGATACTATCAGCAAGGCGGGCAACTTCGATCTGTTGCTCTTCACCTTCTGAGTTAACGAAGATACCAACGCCCTCCTTCGGCGTACCGGCGCCAGGCTCATCAAGCAGCACCGCAACATGGTCAAACATCATGTTGGTGGCGATCTCGTTGTACTTTTTGCCTTTCGATTCGCCGTTGGCGGCGATGCCGGAATACAACAGGCCGGTGGAGATGTGGATAGGTTCAGAGTTAGTGCCGGCGATCATCTCATCCAGCCGGTTAATCAGTCGCTTGCCCTTCTCACTGGATTCGGCGTATTGCCGGTTAACGTACATATCGCCCGTCACCTTTCCGTCTTTGTGGGTGACGTTCTGTAGCCAGGCCCCGACGTGGTACTCGTTCACTGCCCGCACGTCGCGCGCCGAAACGTGCTTGCCGTCCACTCTGGGGTGGCCCAGCGGCATCGGGTTACGCTCAAGCGTGTTGTAGGCTTTTTCGATTTCGGCTGCCGGGTACAACTTCCGGTTCATCACGATATCGTCCACGACAGGCGTGATGCCGCGAACCACGATATGTGGTTTGCCGTCGATGGTTTCAGTTGTGATGTTTGAAGCGGAGTTGACGACGGTCAGCACGTTAACGCGGTTGCGTTTCATGCTGGGTCCTCATTGGTGGATTTCAGGCATAAAAAAAGGCCGCCGGAGCGACCTTAAAAATTGTTATGAGATTATGTCAGGCAAAAGCTTCGTCATATGAAGCGCAACCTTTTTGTTGCTCAGAAAGGCCATTTAGCGCAGATGGCGATGGGATTTGCGCTAATATTGGAGCAAAAATACGAGATTCTTCCACAGTCTTAGCAGCATTGCGGCGTAGTTCTGGACTCATGGAATCAAGGATTTCTTGAACAGTTCTCATATCGACCTCCTATTGACGACATCGTCAGTCTACTTCCTCCTGCGAAATTATTCCACTAATAAAGGAACTAAACATCTTCCCATTCGTAGTCATGCTGACCACCTAGATCTCGCAACCGATCAAGCTTATCTCTTATTGATGCCAATGATGCTTCAAGGCAATCTTCTTCAATATCCTCAAAGCTGAGATATTTATAATAAGGGATGGCATCCTTAAGCGGATTAATTACACGAATATGAGTCGCCTGTACCGTAATCGCGAACAAGTAAGCAACATTAAGAGCCAGGAATCCCATCCGTTTTGCGAGATGGTCCTCATAAGCAACCCGCTTAAAGTGTTCAACCATGTGAATGCTCACATGGCGGTCTCTCATGTTGTATGAAAAGACCGCTGCGCCAATAGTCATTGGCGGCCTGCCTTTTGAAGAAACCGACAAGGTAAATCTATTGGCAAGGTTTTCGTGTTCATGCCTGAACCAACTACTCCAATCCAGAACCTTGCCTTTGGTCTGCTCAATCATCAGCGCCTGCGCGGTGGTAAGAAAACCAACAGTAAGCTTTATTTCCATTTCATCAAGCTGCTGTTGCGTAAGAGCCAGCGCAAGTTCGTTAATTTGTTCTAACTGTTTTTTATCCATGAGGCTCTGCTAAGAGGTTTTTCATAGATGATATTTCCGAAAAAGCCTTATAGAAAGATAATTGAACAATTATTTTTGGGACGCAACATAGTGCTTCCGCTCTTTTGCCAGCTTATCAGCCAGCCCTTCGTTGAATATGCTGCCGTCGTCGTTGAGCAGTACCGGGATCTGGCTGCAATAGCAGTGATACCTATTGCCATCAAACGCATACCAGTCCCGTACCTCTTGAGTAGTCCTCACCTTGCCGTGCCAGAAAGCATGAGTTTGTCGGGTTGTTGGCTTAAGAGCAGAAAGGTGCAAAAGGCCGGTATTTAAACCGAGCCTGTCAGCGGCCCAGTCAGTTTCGTTCCACTGTGCCTGCCGCAGCGCTCCTACCTGCTCAGTTTGCGCGATGTTCTTGGCCTTAGCCATGGACACATCAAGGCGCTTGCTGACGATGCTGGCAGTCTCTCGCGGATTAACGCCGCGACCGATAGATTCGGCAATGACGTTTGCCAGATCGGCGCGTGCAGTGTCGCTGATACCTTTCCAGTCGCTGTAGGTGCTGATGTAGGCGCTGGCAATCTGGTTTTGATATGCCGGACTGGATAGTAACTGCATCAGCGTCGTCTGGCTGGCATAAACTGGCGACTGCACAGACAGGTTGGTGAAGGCGTTAAGTGTTCCTCGCTCATACTCTTCGGCGACGTAACCCAGCGCCCACAGGTTCTGGCTCCCTCCATCAAGGAGGGCATCGTCAAGGATGGTTTGCACTATCTGGAGCAGGCTTGCCAGCTCTGCCGATTTCATGTCATAGATGAACTTACCGACATTCACCTGATACAGCGAAGGCTCAGCGCCATCGTTATTGCACATCATCCAGGAACGCTCACCGTTGGTTTCTCGCTGCCTCCCGGTCAGACGCATGTCGAAAAGGTCTTTAAGACGGCGCTTGATGCTCAGATATCGTTCTTCGATATCACTGAACATCCTGCTAACCTGCCGCGATGACTGTGTAGGGTCAACCTTGTTGCGCGGTACGATCGGCGTTCCGATTCTCGTCTGCTGGATTGAGAGGATCATCGGTAATCACCTTCTGGTCAGGGTCGGGAGTTTTAACCTCTTTGCGAGGTTCAAGCTCACCCACTGCGCGGATTTCATTTTCGTCTACTGCAGGCGTGCCGAATGCCTGCTGAGTGTCTTTAGCCACAGTCGCCATCGCCTGCATATTGGCAATCTTCTCTTTCTCGCTCGGTGCTAGCAGATCAGACCATGCCAGTGTCACCTCACCAGAAGAAGGCGGGTCAATGACGCCAAGATTCCAGAAGCGCTCCAGAATGTTTTCAACTACCGTCGACTGGAATCCCCAACGCCGACCATTACAGCGCTTCGCCCAGTCTGTTTTATCCTCATCGGAGGCAAGCCGCCCCGTTTGCTGGCCGAACAGAATGGTGAATGGACACTGAATTGAAGCCGCGAATTCGTTAGCGGTGACTTCCCATGTTGGCTTAGGATCGGCTGCAGCAACAGAGAGTACGGAGGGTGTTCCTGCTTGCATAACCAGTGCTGCATCAGTGCCACGGTTCATCTTGGCGACCTTGTCGTTCAGTGCTTCCCCAAGATCTTTGTAACCAGCGTCTGTCGCGGCCTTGACTAGCGCTTCCATCTTTGTTTCTTTATCGAAAGCTATCCCTAGCTGGCGACTGGCATTTTTAAGGAACCCTTCGGCGCTACCACCCGACACTTTCTCCAGGTCGAGAAGTTTGTTATAGCCAGCGCGCAGGAAAGGCACACCCGATAGCATGTTTTCATCTTCTGAACCTTCGCTCAGTATGATGATACGGTCAGGGTGAACGGTTACGCCGCGCACCGGGCCGTTTGTACCGTCATCGCCGACTGGCTGTTCATTGAAGTTATACGAAACCGGCTGCCCGTATGTTTCTGAAAGCGTATCGGTGTCGAAGTTTCCCGGCTTAACCTGCGACTCCCATGCAGGGATGAGCTTCACAATGGATTTATCTTTCAGCCTGGCGACAACCATTTTATCTACAGGCTTGCTCCATTCCCTGCCGTCACGGAACTGGATGAGCAGCGCAGAGTAACGACCGACAAGGTTGCGACGGTCGGCATCCTTGATTTTCGGCCAGTGCTTTTTGAGTAGCTTCGTTACCGCCTTTTCCCATTCCGTAGTTTTGGTCGCCTCTTTTGCTTCCTCACCGTCGATGATTGTCGGGTTATCAGTCCAGCATGCGTCAAGTAGCTTATGTACTGCGGCGTAAGCTACGGCGTTTCGCTCGTAGGCACGATAGTAACGGTCGAATTCAAGGTTGTTCGGATAACCAAACTCATCCCACAGCTTCGTGCGTTTGGTATTACCCGGCTGGCCTGCGTACAACATGCGCTGCCGCCCGATAGCATCAGCAAGGGCATTAACGAGGAATTGTTCCCCTGTGCTTAATTCACTCACTGAGTGCTCCTTAGAAAAATATTGCGCCGACCTGCTTCGGCGAATGCAGAACGCGGTATCGCGTTGCGTCGTAGTCGTGATCTTCTTGAGTAGTGTCCACGTCGTCCGGCTTTTTATCGTCACGTACAAGCACCGGTATGCGGCTTATCCAGCCACGGCAATGCTCCATGACGTAAAAAGCTGGTTTATCCGGCATACCAGATTCCGATTTCTTTCCCTCAACTACAGCCTCAAGCATGTCAGCAAAGAGCGATGCGCCGTTGATGCGCGAACCGGGTTTCTTATCGGCAGCCAGCCAGGTAACGCCCTGCGCTTCCATTTTCTGCGCGATTGATAGTTCGTTATCGCCAGTGTTGAAAATTGCGCCGTCAGCGGGGCCCGGAATAACACTGCTGCATATTCCCGGCACGATATGCATTTGCCCTTTACCACTAATCTCTTCTGGCTCTTCCAATTCCTTACCGACAAGGCGCTTATCAATCCACGCAACACCTTTTGCAACGTTAGTGGAGGACATGTTCAGGCCTTTATTCAGCTCGTCAGGCGGGCAGCCATACCATTCTCCAATCAGAACCAGTGTTCCGGCAGGAGGGCAGAATTTTCGGCCATCTGGCAATGTTGCCTCGGTGCCGTCAGATTGTGCCCACCACAGGTTAGAGAACGGCTTCGACTCGCCCCAGTCATGGGAGCGATCCACCGTCCAGCTATCCGGGATGCGGAATGGCTTAATAACATGCAACGAAGCATTCCACAGGTGGTCAAAACGGCCACCGCTAGTAACATCCCAGGAGCCTTCCACCCAAGCCTTACGACGATTTGGGTCTTTGATGGCCATTAGCGTTGCGATGTACTGGGGATCGAGATAAGGGTTCTCTTTGAACGAGCCGTGAATGGCAACGCGTGTAAGCGTGACATCTTCTTCCCGCTCGGTCTGAGGGTTAAACACCTTCTGCGTTTCGCGAATGATGGTGCCGCGCGGTGCTGGCTCAATGAAGCGTTTTTTCACCCACGTATGGCCGATGCCGAACGGGTTTGTCGTGCTGAACGTTTCCAAGGGGATCGGCTTCAACAGGCTGCCGTCCGACAGTGGGTAGTTTTCTGGACGGAACGACGAGCGTCGGCAGGAGAACATCATCTCGTAGAACTCAGCCGACTGCTGCTTGGTTAGCTCGTTAAAGCCGATGAACGGGAACTCCTGGCCGTGATAGTCCCAGTAGTCACCCTCTTCTTTCCCGAATCGGAAAAGTAGCTCCTCACCTGTTGGCCATACCCACCTGAGTTCAGAAGCGGATGCGAGATAGCGTGCGCCGTCGTTAAACAGGCGGTACATACGCTTTGACTGAGTAATGATGTCGGTGAGGTTCTTATATTCGGTATCGAAAATGATGCCACGCCAGAATGAGCCGTAACCCAGTCCAACCAGACGACGAAAGCGAGCCAACTGTGCGGCTGTTTTACCCGGACCGCGCGTACCCTCGTAGAGGACTTCGTTACACGGGCAGCTAAGAGCAAGTGACTGCGATCCCGGCAAAGGTTTCCAGACGGCTTTGTAATTCATCCACCTAGTACCTCGCCCTGCTGCTGTTGAGCTGCCTTCTCCCACTCATCAACGTTTGTACATGATGGGATCGGCATGATGTTGTGAGTTGCCGTTACCTTCTGATCAACCTGCTCTTTAAACGCCTGCACACTGACGTGCTTGCCAAGCAATTCGAGATTCTTCACCTTATCCGGCCACTTAATCTTCTTAAGCAGCGCGGCTGTGTTTCCCTCGGCTGACATCTCTACGACATCCAGCCCGGATAGCGTTGTTCTCCAGACCTTCGGCCACTGAGACACCGGCTTGAGCTCACCGGTCGAGGTCAGGATGTCGAGCACGTCCATTTGATCTATCTCAACCAGTCGGCGAAGTACGTAGGCGGCATTAATTCCTGTCTGCTCATTCCTTTCTGCTTTGAGATCTGAAATACGGTTTTGAATACTAAGTTTTGCTAAGTTCTGAGCGCCCTGTTCGTTCGCGGTCTTTGCGCTGTACCCCGCCCGAATAGCCGCTTGTGTAGCGTTTAAATCGATGAGGTACTCGCGACAGAACATCTCTTGTTTGTCGGTGAGTGCCATGTAAATGCCTTTGGAGGTAAAAGTGAGAAGAATGCCACGTGGTAGTAAAGGAATGAGAGCCACCCAGCAAACAGCAAGACGATACAGGCGCTCTAATCCCAGCAATGCCAAAAATTTAGGCTGTATTTCCTTAATAATGTTTGCGGTAATTTTTATCTACTTCATGACCCAATAAATGCCACACATCTCCGCCAGGTTACCCATTATCAAGCCCACCCGGAGATGAGCTTTGGAATGGCTACCTTGATTTTGCTTCCGCTCGTTTACGGCGACGCTCTTCTTTCTTCTCAGCGTTTGCCATGTCCATAAATGCCTGCATGATGGCATTACGCATCATATAGCTGACAAAGTGATGATTAACACAGCCGTTGAGGCGTAGCTGCTCGCCAAACTGATCCACCGAAGCCAGCGCATCCATCATGCCTTTCTCGCCTTT